ATTTAAAGTTAGTCCTGTTCCGTCCGTGTGTGTAAGGGTTGTATCTTGGTCATTGCCAAAATATATTACTGAACTATCTGCAAGATATAAATCACTCCACTCCGCAGATGCTGTACCTAAAGTATCTCCGTCAGCAGAGGATGGGTCTGCACTGCTAAATCCAGTTGCTGTACCACTATTTGCAATAGTCGCACCGGAATCAATCGTCAGTGTTGTGCCAGATAGAACATTAATAGCATTGGCACTAATTGTTAAATCATGCGCACCTGATACATAAAATTTAATTGTATCATCTGTACCTGTATCTAAATAAGTGTCCGCATCCGCATCTAATACAAGATTACTGCCATTCATATCGAGCTTTGTGCCCATGACAACGGCTGCATGACCTAGTGTCATAACATCGGTATTCGATGTAATTGTTCCCGCTACTATCTGTGCGTAATGCGAGTCGTCAGCATCATAGAGCTTGACTCCTCCGGTTGCATTTATACGAATCTCTGCCATTTATTGTCTCCTATGGTTTCGTTGGCCATGTTATATTAGCCACTTTTTTTACAGTATCCAAGCCACTTGGTAAGTCTCGTAGTTCCTGTCTATAAGCTGCCATTTCAGCAGACATTGTAACATCTGAAAGAGCATAAAAATCTGTCTCTGCTAATAATCTATTTCGTCTATGACGAAGATATTCTAAATCTCTATCAAGCTGACCATCAGACCATGCTCGTTCTTCTGCATCACGAGCAGTTTCTTCCTCTGCCGTGTACTGTACTTTTACTCCGTTAATATTATGATATCTTGGCATTAGCTTATTACTCCATATAATTTTATTGTGCCTAAATCCACATTTCCTGTATCGAATTTAAACTGAATAGCATCTACAGCAGAGGATGTATTAAAATATCCTGCTACTAAATTTTGCATACAATAATCACCATTCTGGTAATCATTTCCTGTTGACATAAAATGTTTTACAAAAGTTGTACCGGATGGGTTAAATAAGTGTAAAAATCCAGAACAACATTCGTCACCACCATTACCTGTTCCTCCAGAACCACCACTTAAAATTTTCTGAAATGCTGTTGATTGTGCTAAATCTCCACCAGCGTTATATTCAAGAGTACCACCACTACCATCTTCCTTCTGATAAGCAGTGAAAAATGATGTTGTTTTAGTTACATTATAATTAGAACCACCATCAGTTGAACCATTAAAAGAAAAATCTGCATCGTTTGTTGCGGGATGCATATGTATAAATTTAAAAATATATTCCTTATAAGTAGAATCTATTCCACTTGTAAAATCTAAAGTACCATCACCAGATGCTGTTTGTGATGATATTAAAATTTCAGCTCCTCCTGTAGTAAGAGCTTGGTCATATGCTATACTTTTATATGTTGCCATTAAACTATCCCATACATATTAATTGTTCCACCTTGTATTTCATCGCTTGAAAATTTAAATGATATTTCATCAATAGCAGATGTTGTATTAATATATCCTGCATAAAACATATCTTGAACACCGGGGTTATGTCTTACTCCTGAAGACCTATTTATAAAATGTTTTAAATAAGTAGTTGAAGATGGGTTAAATAACCATAATTCTCCAGACCCAGTTTCCGTAGCCACATTACCTATACCTTCAGACAATATTTGATAAGTCGTTGCTTGTTGCAAATCTTGACCTGTAACATATCCTACTTCAGCCCCACTGCCATCTTCCATATGTTTTGCCCTGAAAGATGTTGTAGTCAATGTTTCATCAAATCCAGAACCACCAGAAGCATTAAATTGTACACCGAAAGAAGCATTATTAGTTTCTGGATGCATATCCATATATCTAAATATGTAAGTTTTATATGTACTGTCCATAACAACACCAGATGTTCCATCTTTAAAATCCAATGTATCATCAGAGCCATCAGAAGTAAGAGACTTAATTAAAACCATTGCTCCTGCACCTACCTGTGCTGATACTGTAGCCGTAGGTGGTGTAAAATCATATTTAATGCTTGCATATGTTGCCATTAAATAACTCCAAACATTTGTATTGTTCCACCCTGTATTTCACCACTAGAAAATGAAAATTGAATACCATCAATAGCTGCAGTTACATTAAAATATCCTACAGTATGAAAGGTCATAGATGCAACATCTACAGTTTCGTGTGAATTTGTTACTGCCATATAATGCTTTACAAAAGTTGTAGAAGCTGGATTAAATAATCGTAACCATCCAGAAAGACCTGCATCATTATCATTAGCAGTTCTAAAATTTAAATATTGAACTCCTGTTCCTTGTGCTACGTCTTGACCAGTTTGATATGCCATTTCTTCTTCTGTTCCACCTGCCCCTTCTTTATGAAATGCAGAAAAGACACTACTTGTTTTAGTGGCATCATAAGCTGTACTACCATCCCTTCCATTAAATTGAAAATAGACACTATCAGTTTCTGGATGAATATTATTAAATATAAATAAATACTCATCATAAGTAGAGTCAATTTTACTAGCAAAATCAGCCGTATCGTCTGAACCATCAGACGTAAAAGTTAATAAAGGTATTAACGAACCTGCCTTACCTTGATAATCCACATTGTATCGAATTGATTGATAAGTTGCCATATTATTTATTTGTTAGTAACCAACCATGAGTTGAATCCACATATACCAATGTGAATGCTGCTCGTTCAGTTGTAACTGTCATATCAGCAGCAGCTCCTTGAATAGGTTGAGAATTTCTACCAATAGTACAAGTATTAGAATCAAAAGTTCCTGCGTAATCTATAATTGTAACATAATCTCCTAAACTAGGTGAAGCAGGTAAGGTCATTGTAAAGGCAGAAGATGTTGTATTAACAAAATATCCTCTTCCAGAAACCATTGTTGTTGCACCTGTTACAATTGATTGCCATGCAATACTACCCGGATTATATGTTTTAATATCAGAAGCAGGAATAGTTTTCATTGACCCACCATCATTGACAACAAAACCATCTGCATCTGCAATCGTTATCGAACTTCCTACAGATGTTCCACCATCAAGTAAGTTTAATTCTGCTGCAGTAGCAGTCATATTTGTACCAGCAAGTGAAAAAGTTCCACTTATGTCACAAGTGCCATTGATATCAATTGCCGTAGCCGTTAAATCTATTTCATCTGTTGCACCTATGGACAAAACAGTAGCACTTGACCCCTGCACAAACTGTGAAGCGTCATTAAAGCAAAGTTTATTTGTACTGTTTAAAGTTAGTCCCGTTCCATCCGTGTGCGTTAAAAGAGTATCCTTGTCCGCTCCAAATCCGAGAACGGCTGAATCCGTTATCAAGTAGGTATCATCACCGACATATAAGTCAGCACCCACTCCCATTCCTCCACCTGTTGTAAGACTTCCTGTGGAAGTGCTAGTTGAAGCTGTTGTAACTGGAATATTAACTTTTAAGTTTTCGTCAATTGCTATTGCTGGAGTAGTTCCAACAGTAGAACCTAAACCTATTAGTAAGTCATCGGCTGAGTCATCAAGGGCAATGTAAAAATCCTGTGCATTACCGTCAAATAGTAATGTAGCATCTTCTGCTCCTGCATCTCCAATGGTAAATGTTGGCGTAGTTCCAATTAAAGAAACGTCACCACTAATACCACCATCCTTGATTAAAAGACCGTCAATGGTAACTCCACCTGCGGATGTTTTTTCCGATATGGTATCAACCTTAATCTCACTAGCCATGGCTATTTATCCTCCCCGTTTGGTAGATTCTTTTTCAACACTTCCGAATAGTGTGCAGAAAGTATCTTGTTTTTCTCCAACCTGTGCATCAGATCATTTTTCTCGTTGAGCAATACTTGAACATTGTTAAAGGCAACCTTTGCCTTGCCTTCCAGTTTTGTTTCATCGTATTCTTTTTTATCTATAGTAAAAGTCATTTAGTCTCCTTAACTTGGTTTTGTTGGAAATACTAAAGATATATCATTCACATCAAGTAGTATATGCCTGTCTTCTTCGCTTGAAACAGTAGCAGTAATATCCCTTAATTCCTGCCTGTAAGTTTTCCACTCATTTTGCTTTGATACGGATAATTGCGAATCTGCCGCAACTGTCCAATCGCATTGTGATAACAAATCATTTCTTTTTAATCTAACTCTTTCCAGTATTTTTCCTGCTTTTTTAGCACCATATGCATTCCATTCAACAACTTTAGCCTCTTTTTCCTCTTGGGTTAATTCTACGTGAGTTCCTCCAGTAGCTCTAGGGCCGACATCTTCAATGGAATATTCATTTACTCCTGCCTTCCATAATTTTGTAGTATCAAATGCCATATTATCTCCTACGTATATCCATATAATTTAAAAGTCCCAGTAATATTTCCAGACCCCATGTAAAATTTAATTTTTTCTACTGCCGTTCCGTCATTTCTTGCTACTGCTCCACTTACTCTATTTAAGTGACCCGCTGAATCAACATAAGCACCTGAAAGTCTTATAAGAGGGTCAACACTATCACTTCCTGCTACATCTCCCATAGTCATTATGGCACTGTAGCCTTCACCTGTCGCATTTCCACAGGCAGCCGGAGACAACTGCATTAAACTATTTTGTGAATCTGATTGGTTGGTATTGCTTCCTCCACCAGAACCATTCCCATCTGTATATATGTCTCTGATAGCAAATGAATAATCGGTTGAGCCATCATCATATCCAGAAACTCCAACTCTGTCTATTCGAGCATAAAATTCCACATCATCATTAGCACCAACAACATTAGATATTAGTATCATAAACCCTTTATAAGTTGAGCTAAACTCAGTAAGTTCTGCTTCCGAAGCATTAGATACAGCGTCAGTTTCCAATAAAGCCAGCCCGCCTCCTGCAT